TCGAGCAAGGCCCCCCTCACGGGGCACCGCGTAAGCGGTGGGACGGGCACACATCCGTTTAGTCATTCGTGCCTGGTGAAAACTCGTGCTAACTTCTCAGAGCTCCTTGTACTTCGCTTGTACATTCAGGTTTGACAGCGTTTGGCCAGCAGTGCTGAACAAATAGGGAAAGATATAAGCCGCGGTAGAGAACAACACGCGCAGTGCGCGCAGGTCAATGGATATCGCACGCTTATTGTATCCGGATGCAGCTGCCCACGTGGCTGCGCTATCCACTCCGGATTGAATCATGGAGCCCACTGCAGCAGGGAGACCGCTGAAGTAGCCCAAGGATGTACCGTTCCCATCGAACACCACACCGTCCAAGATGGTGTCTGCAGCATACGATGCTGGGGTAGTCCCGACTATGTTGTCCCTGATCTGGATCAACAGCGTTCCTATTGCACTCGGTGGTATGGAATAAGCCTCCGACCCCGTGGGGTAAACCCCTAAGGTTGGAACTCCATTCAGCCCACTAAGAACCTTGCCCATAGCTGTGACCATGGGTAGCGAGTGCAACGTATTAGCACCTGCAGCCAACACGGTTGTTGATAGGCCAATCGTGTTTAAAGTGCTGGAGTTAGGCAAGCACTCATTGATAAGCGATAGCTTGTACCTAACCGAGAGATCGAACGCAGTGGCGGCGGGAGATATAGCACCCACCATAAGGAAGCCAGCGTAAACGAAACGCTGAGAGTCCGCAAAACGGACGGCATCAGCCACGTAACGCTGCTTGATCACCGAGTTGAGCTTGGCCACATCCACATGCAGGACCAGTGGTTCCCACACCGATCCCATAACCGATCCATGATTCTGCATCAATTGGACCGCTGTAGTTGCCACCGCATCATCCCAGTCATAATCGACCGCCATGTAATACCTTCCCACAGCCGTGGTAGGGTTTCCTGGCGTCAGAATGAATTCCAGTGCTTCAAACTGATATTTCTCGAACATGGGCGCTACGTTCGAGAGCCAGGGAAAGAGCAAGCCATTGGCGGGATTCAGATCGAATCCCGGGAAAGTTGCAGACGGCGGCACCAAACTGAACGTGGCCGCCGTTATAGAAAAAGCTCCAATGTACTCCTCTTTGCAAACCATCATGTCTCTGGGGAAAGTCCTGGTGCTCCCACCACGTGCGGCGGGAATTGGCCGGGATACAGTTCGTTGTAGCGAGCCGTATACTTGTGAAACCTGGCCACCAGATCCGAGTGAGCGGCCGACGCCACCTTTGCCCTTACCCATGCTTGCAGGACTTGCCTTCTTAGTTCCGCCTGACACACCTTTGCCTCCGTTTCCGATAGCACGAGTTTGTCCGTTTCCTTTACCATTGCGCGGCATCCCCTTGTTTTTTCAAGGGGACGGCTGAAGCAACATCCCGCCGCGCCGCGGGTGACCCACCAGCACTGGGTCTAGAGATAGTTAAATTGGTTGGAGCTGAACCAGCTCTAACGATCTTTAGCTTCTTCTTTTCAGGCGGCTTCGGCTCCGCGGCCGCTGCCACCTGATAACCCTTTGTGTTGGCGACTTCCATGGGCCTCTCGTCCTTGCACATCATCCCGCCTACCACCCTGTAACCCCGCCATAGGTCCACCATCCACTCTGCTCGAACGTTCATAGGTCGAGAGTGGTATTTCCAGGACATATAAGCGGCATACGATATATCTCCCATATCGCATTTTTCCAGGCCATCATTGGTGGGAGGGAGGACCAATTCCGACAAGACTGGCGTTTCTGCGTCTGTGAGCCAATATGCCTGCTGCTTTAAAGAGCAGGCCTCCGCCAGCGCCAGTGTTCTACTCGTGGAATAGGCCAAGGACTTATACACCCTCTCTGGGTCAGAGCAGCTGTTTGGGGTTCCATCCCACAGCTCACCGTAATACCGTCCAAGGAACGAGATCAGCTCGCCGGGTTTTACAACTTTGGGTTTTATTGACATCGCCAATTCAGAGACAACCGCCTCTAGCAATTTAGGATCAACAAAAGATACCCCGTCGTCTCCTCCGTACATTCCCAGGAGGCCCCAAGCTGAGTGGCCATTTACGCCACCCCGCCTGAGAGCCATGTAAGCGACGCACGCATTATCAAGGGAATTGAATATGGAAGTTTCCGGCGATCCCGACAATCTCGCACCCTTCGCGGTATGCACGGTTTTCCCCACTTGTAGCTTGGCATTAAGCTGCTTCTTCCAAAGCTTAATAGCCTCGCTCTCAGGCCCGAAGAACTGGCTCAAGAGTTCATGCTCAAAACATCTCATGGCTGTGATTGTGGAATCAAAACGTGAGAAATCCGTCTCGACACACTGCAAGCTTAGTTGCTCGCGGAGCTCACGATCCTGGTGTTTGAACGCTTGGACTCTTTTCATGAGCCGGTCCCCGGTCTCGGCGGGATCCTGACCGAACCCATACCACTCCGTTCTCTTGAGCGCAGCGGCTATGGGCAGAGTGTACTTAGAGTACTCATGCTTGAAGTTAGAAGGACAGTTACTAATGAGGCGCGGATCCTTGAGCTCCGTATAGCCCTCAGCCTTGCGGAAGGTAGATACCTTCAGGACATCAGACAGACCATCAAGATGAACTTGACGGCGTCTCTCAGCTTTATGCTTAGGCTGATCCAAGCTCTCCATCACCTCTACGTCGCAGAACGGCTGCTCTTTTAGACTCTCCTCACCTAGCCACGGGAGGGTCCTTTCACAGAAGAGTCCCGCAAATTCTGCGGCAAAGTCCTTCAGATCACCCGGCCACCCAACCCACGCAACGATGTCCTCCTCCTTCGTAGAGAAGCCTTCCTTCCGAGATTTCTCCTCACCTTTATGCATGCGCTCGACCCACGCTTCCTCAACCGAGTCAGCGGTGGGCACAAACACAGTGGCGTCCGAGGTGGGTAGTGAGTGAATTTTCTCGGGGACGAGTACCTCAGCTGTAGAGTAACAAACCACTCCCGGATTTATCTCAACAACTGCTTTCTCTACTTCAGTGGGCTTAACCTTCGGGTCTTGATACCCTATAGGCTCGTTGTACGTGGTGAAATCTCCAGTGATATTGAGCCCAACCTCCCTGAAAAGGAGGAATAAGGTAACTGGCTCAGACACTGCCTCAGCGCGAGACTTGGATGGCAATCCAACGCCAAACGTTGACAAGAACGCCCCTTTCGCAGGAGCTGTTGACCCATAGGCCTTCAACGACTGGACATTGGCATCTCTAGCCTGGCATGACAAAACTGCCAGGTTACGCGAGCAGACGTGGCCTGTTCCCAGTGCCAGGTTACTCATCGCAGTAACCTTACCATCTGCCCCCCCCCAATTGACGTCCAAAGAATAGTACCCGGTCGTCCCAGTTTTCTGGTAAGGAGAATACCTTGCAAGCGGTTCTCCCACATCGATCAATTGTGGCAGAACCCAAGAGAAAACCATTGGAACCTTCACTACGGGGAGCATTAGCACGAGTGCATGGTCTTTGCCCACATGCACCTTGCTAATATGATATACTGCACCCCCCCAGAAATTGCCAGCGTAACAGATCTCGGTACGTCCATAGTTCCACACTTGGTGGTGAAACTGCGCCGTACCCACCTGGTAATGCACCACATTTTTATCATCAAAGTGGTACGTGTAATCTTGGCCCCCATTTATGTTCCCGCCTGAACAACACACCGAAGTGGGTTGAAAGGTGAACATAAGAATGGGCTTACACCAGGAAGCCAGGTAGCTGGGCATGTCTAAGTAGTGGTCCGTGTCTATGAGCGTCATAATGGAAGGCTCACTAGGAGGGCCCTCAGAAGCGGGCCCAACGGATGGGTGGTCCGGGAAGTTCATGTCCACGATCCAATGAGGCTCGTTGGAAAAGTGGCACAGATGGTGCTTACGTTGGTTCTGCATAGCATACTGATCCCGCGGGGCAGCTTGAAAGAACCAAGCCTTCCGATAAGGCCCGATATCCAATAACCTAGATAGGGCCTCATAAATCGTTGACCTTTCGTCAGCTGATTGGGGATGTGTTAAGCACTTAGACCTGCGGACAAGACAGGCCTCCTCCAGGACCCGACGCCATTGCCGTTGCGTTCCTCTCGATATTTTTGAGCTTATGCTCCGTATCC